TTCGTCTTCACGCGGCGGCTCCTTCTTCTCAAGGTGTATCCACCCGTCATCGTCAGGGATGCCGCCGCCGACGTGCTCCTCGTCGTCGTCGTCGAGGTCAGGCGGCAAGATCACCGCCTCGGCTGGCTTTGGCTTTGCGCGTCCCATGCCACCTAGCGTGGCAGGCGTGTCAAGCGGGAGGCGACTTGCCCCACTTCCCTGCCGGGCACTCCTGATCGGCCCACGAAAGCTTGCTGACATACCCCGCCGCCCGTGCGACAGGGCATCCGCACAGCTGGCAGGCGTTGTCCTTGAGGTGCTCGCACGTCAGGCAGATGTCATGCCGCCTGATGATCTCCTCGTCGCTGCACATAGGCATACCGGCGGCGACGTGCGAGACGGCGGCGCTGGCGAAGTTTCGGACCTTTTCGAGGAACGAGGGGGCGTCTTGGCGGGCGAGGTCGGGTGCATGCGTGGTCGCATCAACAGGAACGCAGTTCCTTATGACGTTAGGCACCGGCGCGACATATCCGCACTTGACGCACCTCAAGCCGCTGGCGTCGAAAACGCAAAGCAAATCACGGCTTTGTGATTCGGTAGCTGATTGCATTAAGCACCCCACCATAGTTCGGGTTATTCCTCTGCGTCGTCGTTCCTACGATCGGAGATTGTCCGCCGCAAAGAAATTGCCCAAGGTTTTGTATGTTGCCCCAAACCTCGCCTCCAAGAATACTAGGAAAGCCGTTGTCTGTGGCTTCACAATCTGCTAGTCCGAATAAGATTGAAAAGGATGAAATGCCAGTAGTCACAAAAATATCTAGCTTATGCGAGCACCCAGTAAAGCAAGGATGCGCCGCTGGTGCGCATGGTTGCGAATTTCTGAAAAACAAGTCTCTGTAAGACAAACAACCTCCAAATGGAATTACATAAGTGCCAATAACTGGAATCGTGAGGGAGTAAGTCCCAGGAACCCACGCAACGCTTGTTATTTCAACGACTAGGCTTGATGGATGATTCTCGCCGTTCGTGCAGCACAAACACGGATTCGGCGTGCACGTCGTCCCTACCCCCTTGAACGTCTTCCCCGTCCCTTGGCACTGGCACTGCGGCTTGACGCTGCACGTCGTGCCTTCGCAGCACGCGCCTTCCTTGCAGGCTTGCAGGCAGTCGGCCTCGGTGGTGTAGGACTGCCTACCTGCAATCGTCACGCCGCCAGGCGCTCCCGCAATCAGCGGAACGCCGGACCCGTCAGTGAGTGAAGACGCTTTGTAGCACGGCATCACGACCACTCCACAGAGATCGTTACATTGCTGCTGCCTTGCTCTAAAACTATTACCGGAGGCGTTAGCGTGCTGGCCCACGCAGACCCTGGTGGATAAACTGGGTTGAATGACATCTGCGCACTGCCGCTGTATGCGGGGCAGTAAATTGGCACTTCGTGGTAGTAATTGAGAAAGCCCATGTATCCGCCCGGCGTCTGTTGATAGTTCCGCAAATCGCGGTATTCCTCGTGCTGCAGCTCTCTCCCGCCAAGCACTAATTGCATTGTGAGCATCATTTGTTCGGATGAACTGGCAATGTCGTATCTAGTCCCGAAGTAAACGGACGGGCCAGGCCATAACCCGCCATTTGGCAAAGACAGATAGCTGAAGTTCTTGCCCCACGATTTTGGAGAACTGGTGTTGGCTGTCAGCGAGTAGGTGCCGGCTATCTCGGACCCAAGAAAAGAATACGACTCGTATCTCGTATCCGAAACGCTGATCTTGTAATTGCTCCACCGCAAGTAGTCTTGTGCTTGAATAGTGATCGTGGCAGAGGTAGCGCCATTGAGCACGCACGCCTTCTCGGCGCAGCAATACCACCCGTCCCCGCAGCACCCGCAGTTCTCTGCGATCTTGCCGTCCTTGACGATCAGCGAGCCGTTTTTCGTGGCGAGTGTCATGTGCAGGCCGTGGTATCAATCCACGCCAATCCGCCGTTGGCGGCGTGCGTGAGGACTTGTTGCTTCGACGCCGAGTAGCCCGTCATGCTGTGCCAATCCCAGCCGACTAGCACCCACTCATCCGCAACATATGCGATGAGGCAAGCGGAACCCGATAGCGTGGCGATGTAGTTCTTCGCCGTGTAGGTCGCACCAGATACAACGGCATCAGTGACGGTTGTCGTGCTGCCTTTCGTCCACGTTCCAGAGAACGTGCCGCGAATGACGCCGGCCTGCATCCGAATCAGCGCCCAGTTGGAATCCTTCCACAGCACATGAGCGCCTGACGCCTTGCCGAGATCCGCAGCCTTCAGCTGCACCACGCCACCAACCGCCACGCGCCCGATCTTGCCCGACTCAATCGGCTCGACCGCCACGCACCACGCCGTCGTGGTTGCAGACGGCGTGCCACCCGTCAGCACGGGCATCTCCTCGAAGGACGCCGTAGCACCTCCTGACGACGACGTAGGCGTGATCTCCATGCCCGTGATCGCCAGCACGCCCCAGCGGGCCACGGTGACGCTAGGCTTGCAGTAGACCCACGTGTACGGCTTCAGCACCGGCGAGCCGGGCACGCCTTCCGTGCCGGGATTGGCACCCAGCACCAGGTCGGCGGCGTCCTGCGCCCGGTTCCACGCACGGGCAGAGATCGCACCTCGCAGCGGCTGGCCCTGCTCTAGGCGTCCGTCGGGGCGTGCCATTACGTCGTCCCTATGCCGAGAGCGGAGAAGTTGCCGTCCTTGTAGACCTTGTTCACGTATGCGAACTTCGGCCTCTTGATCAATTGGTTGCTTTCGGTGGCAGACTCATACCGAACCCAGAGGTATTCGTGGCCTTTTTTGTTGACGCTCAGGCTTCCTACAGGCTGTGCCGTAACATTCGGCGACGCCACAAACCTGAAAGACAACGACCACGGGCCACGACCTTTTTGATCGTCCCACTCCTGCGATCCAGAGCACCCGAGAAAAAGCACCTCGCCAGCGTCAAACCCTCGAAACGCTGCGCTATTGGTTCGCCCCGTCTGCGTAGCCACTCCCTTGATGTAAGCGTTCGTGACGTAAGAGTTGGGCACGTCGTATGTCTCGGTCCACTGCAACTGAGGCACGACAATATCGACGCCGTTCACGCCGTTATCATCCACGGATATTGCATTGCCGAACGACGGGCCGCCGCCGAATATCGTCTCGCTCTCGGCCTGCGTGATGTGCTGAGTCCCGCCCGTCGTGTCAAATGACCGAGCACGCTTCAGCGGCTCCGTGCCATCCTCAGCGCCGCCTTTCTCATACGAGATCGTGACCTGCCACGCCTTGTCCCCGAGGTAGCTGACGCCGTACTGCTCGGCGGTTAGCTGCATGCCCGGCACGCCTGGGTACTGCCAGTACGCACCGTTCGCCGTGATCTCTGCGTTGATCTCGGCGTGCAGCACCGTGTCATCGTCGGTGCCGAACACCTTGTACGACTTCGTGTAGCTGGACGTCGCCTTCTTGCCCTTGCGGACAATCGTCGCCTGCCTGCTGTCGCCGTCTTCGATCCAAGTGAGTGGCATGGTTACGCCGTAACTGTGTCAAATTTCATATTGCGTGTGTTCATTGCGATCTCTTCTGTAGCTTTTGCCGTCCGCTCTGCCGCAGACGAACCGCCAAACGTGGCACCGAGATTAAGCGACGAAAACGTGCCGGCGATTGCCCCCATGCTTTCGGTTGGAGGAGCCGGCGGCGGCGTCAGCCCAACAAGCGGCGGCAAGTCAATCGTCATCCCGCCTGTCTGAGACTGCTCGCCAGCAAATGGCGTGAAGTGCTTCCGCAAATCACTGATGACAGCATCCAACGGCGTGCCACCACCCATCCCGGCAGGCGACTGCAAGGACTGACTAGGCGGAAGCGGAACGTCTTGAACGGGCGACTTCCGATTGCCTTGAATGATTGCGTTGAACGCACCTACAGCCGCTGTTGCCTTTGCGTCACGATCTATCCTGCGTGCATCCATTGCTGCGAACCGCTCGTCGGCTCGCGTGTCTGCTGTCGTGCCTTGCGTGCTGTCGCCGAATACCGAGAACGTGTATTTATCTTTGCCGAGAAACCGAAGGAACGGAATCTGGCTGATGTAGAAATCAAAAGCGTTGACGAGGTTCACGCCCCACTCGTCAACGGAGTCGAGGAACGCGCGAGAGCCGACAGAGAACACGGCTTGCAGACCGGCAATCGCAACCTGCATGGCACCTTCAAGATCGCCGCCCGCAATTGCGTCTCGGATTGCCCCGAACGCATCAACACCGATTCGCTTGATCTCAACAAACGCCTCGCCGGCCCGCTCAATTGACGGCTTCATGGCGTTGCCAAACGCCTCAGTCAACTCCATCGCACCAGACAACAATCCAGCAACCACGCCAGCGGCGATGCCGCCTAGTGCTACGAACACTCCGACCATTGCAATCAACGGAACATTCGCCAAACCCCACGCAGCCGCCGTGGCCGTGGCCGCCGCGATTGCACCTGTCGCGTATGCCACCACGCTCGCCAACGCACCAACGAACGATGCCGCGATACTGAAGCCTGTCGAGACAATCAGCGCCAGCGGAGCCACGACGACATACGCGGCCTTTGACAATCCCCCAAGGCCATAGCTAACAGCTTGGATAGCCAGCCCGACGCCAGTCAATGCACCACCTGACGCAATAAGCCCGCCAGACAACTGCGCCAGAAACGCCACCATCTCCTTGTTGGACGCCACAAGCCTTTCGAGACCAGAAGCGAACCCAGATGCGTAAGTGGCCGCCTCCAAGAGCGAAGGAGAGACAGCGTCGGAAATGGCAACAGCCATTCGCTCAAGAGAAGCAAGGACAGTGCCCGCCGCACCTGCCAACCCAGACTGCAAAACCTTGTACTTGTCGCCAACCGACAGCGCGGACGACATCGCCTTCTGGATTTCTTCAAAACCTCCCACTCCGACATCGCCGAGAATGAGTGCCGCACGAATCGCATCGGCACCGAATATCTTGGCGAGAACTTGCTTCTTTGCCACTTCATCAAGCGGAGCAATCGCTTGGTTCAGCTTGCCAATGACTTCGATCATCGGCAACATCTTGCCGGTGTCTTGATTGACGAAGCTGCGAACAGACAACCCGACGCCTGCCATTGCTTCCGCAGCATCCTCGGCCGGTGCCATCAGACGCATCAGCATCGTCTTGACGCTCGTGCCGGCGTCCGATCCCTTGACGCCGTTGTTGGCGAGAATCGCCAGCGTTGCCGACAGATCCTGAATCGAGAGCCCTGCCTTGCCGGCGACGGCAGACGACATCGAAAACGCTTCCGACATCTGAGCAATCGACGTGCTGGACGCATCCGCCGCCGAGGACAACGCATTGGCGGCGACGTCCGATGACACCTTGAACACGTTCATGGCGTCCGACATCACCACAGCCGCCTGGGCAACGTCCATCTCGCCGACCTTGGCAAACTCCATCGCAGTCTTGCCGGCACCGCCAAGCACGGCATCAAGAGACATGCCTGCCTTCAGCAGTTCAAGCATGCCCTGTGCGGCTTCTGTCGGCCCGACGCCGAGAGCCTGCGACATCGCCATAGACGACGCCTTGATCTGGTCGATCTGCGCCGATGTCGCACCCGTGCTCGCCCGAATATTCAACAGCGTCGATTCAAACGCCGCGCCCTGGCGCACGGCAGCGGCGATAGGTGCCGCCATGCCAATGCCAGCCGCAGCCAGCTTGCCGCCGCCTGAAGCCAGCGAGCGGCCCATATTGCCGAGGCTTTTGTTGACCCGAGCCAGCGCCGAGAAAAACTTCCTGGGATCGGCACCGATCTCGACAAACACGCCGCCGGCTCTGACTGCTCCTGCGCTCATACGTGTTTCTGCCAGTCCTTGCCAAAGAGGCGTTTCAGATCATCAGGCGTCGCCTGTCTCGGCTTCGGCTTTTTCGCGTACGGGTTGAACTTCCTTGGGTCGGCTCTCGGTGAGTTCTTGTCTCGGTTCAGGTTCGCTGCTTGCGCTAACAGGTTCGCCGTGTGCCACCACTCGTGTTCTAGGCGGCTGTCACGAGCGGCGAAGAGCTGTCGGACGGTCCACCGACCTGGATGGACTCCGAGGATTCCAGCGGCTTCCCAGACTGCGTCCCAGATGCTCCTGCGAGACTCTCCACCGTCGCCTTCTCCAGACCCGCCTCCGCTCTGCCGAGCATCTCGCTTTGCACTTCGTCCATCTTCTGAGCGAGAAGCCCGATCATCTTGCGGAGGCGCTGGGGGAAAAAATCGACAAGTTCCTGCTCCAGCGCCTTTGTCGCAGCGTCCAGCGAATCGCCGCGCAGACCGTCAAGGAAGTCTTCCCTCGACAGCCCCTTCGCTTCGATCTGCTTGGTGAGCAGTGCGTAGAGGATCTCGCCGATCTTGGCGTACTGGCTTCGCAGCACTTGGAACGTCTGCGAGATGTTTGCAGCGTCCACCATGTCGAACGGCACAGCCTTACGCTCGCCGCTCTCCTCGTCCACGACATCGACCGTGACGTTGTCACGGACACGCAGCGCCGACGCCACCGTCAACGCCACCTGCCACGGCCTGCCCTGGTCATCCCTAAACTCACGCATCCCACTTACCTCACAAGAGCCGGATCAGTCATGCGACCTTCGAGCACAAAGGACGCCACGCCATCAATCGGGTCTGTCTCCGAAATCCCAGTCATCACCGCCAGAAACGAAAACCCGGCAGCGCCGCCGTTCACCGTGAACGTCCCGCCCGTGTGCATTTTCTGGAACGCCGTGCCCAGATCTGCTGCGTCGTTCAACTCAACGGACACGCTGCACTCGTAGCCCGTGCTGTAGACGCCTGCGTAGCGACTGCCGTACGGGTTCACGTCGATAGTGCGAGCCGACTCCGTCAGCGTCACGTTGCGAGCGCTGAAGATGTAGCCGCCATCGAGCACGATGGAACAGTCTTTCCCCAGCGTGATCGCCACTAGAACTCCTTAGCGGTCACGTTGTAGGTCACGGCACCGTCAATGCCGATGTTTTCCGAAACGCTCATGATCGAAAACGAGCCAGCGGTGCCGGCAGCAGTCAGCGAGGTGATGAGCCCGTCAGGATCGTGGCACTCGATCTCCCAAGTCTTCGTCACGAACCCGGCACGGCTGACCCTGCGGCCAGGAGCACCGGCAGAGCCGCCGACGTTAGAGCGGTTCGAGATGTCAACCGTCTCGCACTCTTCCGTGAACGTCGCCGAGATAATGCCTTCGCCGAACGGAGGGGCGGATGCGTCTTTGCCAAGCGTGATAGCCATGTGTGATTGTTCCTATGCGTGAGTGGTTAGGCGCTGACGGTGCGAGAGCCGCTGACGGTAAAAGTTTCAATGCCGTCGAGCGGCTGAGACTTGCCGATGTTGGTGCAGATGTAGGTGGCGTTGCCGGTCTGCGTTCCTCCGATGGTGAACGTGCCGCCGATGCTGACGCCGGGGTCGTCCACGCACTCCAGCTCTATCGTTTGCTCGATGAGAGCCTTGCGGAACTTGCGGGAAGTGTCGCCAAACTTCGTGACGTCAACGTCTGACGCCGAGTTCGTGACAGTGCAGGAGCGAGCGTTCGAGACGCCCGTAATCGTCACGTCCTTGCCGAGCGTGATTTCGACTGTGCCTACTGGCATTGGGTGCCCTCTTGTGTGCGAGTGCCAGCGGTGCGGCTGGTTCGCTCACGGTATGGGCAGGAAGGCGGAAACTAGACCGGGTATGCCGTGGCTAGTTTCGGGCGAGCATGTTCCGCCACTTCTCGTTTGCCTTGGCAACGGCGGCATCAACCCGCTTCGAGCCTGCCATGAACGGGCGGGCCGGATAGCGTGCCATGCGGGTGATCGTCGTGCGTTCCCAGTTGCGGGAGTGTTTGAACTTGCCCGCCTTGTCGATCTGCCAAATCAAAGCACCGTATTCGTACTGGTTCGCTTGCGGCAGCGACGAAGTGTATCGCCCTCGCTCGTCACGCCCTTGGCGTCCGTTGCCTCGCTTCCGCAGGTACGCATTGCGTGCCGCTCCAACGCCGATACGCCACGCCGTCTGCTTCACCATGCCGCCCATCTGGTGAAGCTTTGCCAGCCAGGGCTTTGTCTTGTAGGTGCCGATGACGGCTGTCATGCGGGCAGGGTCAAGTTGGTAGATAATGTCTTTGTAAAACCACCTCTTTGGAGCCCAAGACTTGATTGGGTTTCCTGCTGCCCTTGGCTCTCCAGACCCATACGCCGTGATGTCTAGGTACAGACCGCCGACGAACTCGACCGGCTTGCCTCGACCGAGACGCTTCCTCGCTGCCGCTGATGTCCTGGGCTTGGTCTGGCCGATGCCCTTCTTTGCCTCTTGCATGATGTCTCTGCCAAGCAAAGACAACACTCTGGCGTTCATCTTGCCGATCAGCCTTGTGGCCTTGGGCTTGTCAAAGAAGTTGCCACGAATGCTCGCCCGCAGCTGGAGCCTTCCGAGCGTGTCCGCAGACATCTCCCGGCGATTGCCGCCGATCATGCCAGGGCGGATAAACGCCCGGCTCATGCCAGAGAGCATCGACGGCATAGCAGCCTCCTACGGCGTTGGCGGCGTCGGCAGCACGTTCGCTTCAAACACCCGATACGTCGCCGTGATCACCGCCCGCCAGACGTTCCGCTCCGTCAGTGCGTCGTCAGGGTTCAGGTCAATTCCCACCGTCTGCGGGCTCGTCACGCCCGCCGGCCACGTCACGCCAGAGCCGAACGAGTGGGCACGCACCTGGAGCATGACGCTGTCGGCGAGGTCGAGCATGCCATCAACTTCATTGTCGGTCTGGACGTGCCGCCCGACGAACACCGACACGGTGTAATCCACCTGCATGACGTTTCGGCTAATGCGTGTCACCTCGGCGTTGCCGGGGATGACGAACACATGCGGCACGCTCATCGCCTCCAGGTCAACGTTCGCCCAATTGCGACGCTCCACGACCGTGGACGCAATCGCCCACGTCACCGATTGCAGACCATCGGCGAGACTGTCGGCGAGTGTGCGTAGTGTGCTGCTCATAGTCTCACCAATAGCTCAGGATCGCCCTGCCAATCGCCCACCGCATCGCCGCCGCCCCTGCGCGAGCCGATAGCACCAGCGCGGCGGCACCGGCTGTGGCGAGGGCGGCGAGGAAGATGGAGGTGCGGATCAGGTGATCCCCCACTTATTCATCAGATACGATTCGACGGCAGCGCGATCCGTGTTGGAAAGCGCGGTGTTGTAGATGACGATCTCGGCGATGTCGCCGCCGTAGTCTGCGGCATAGCCAACGTATGCGCCGATTGTAAAAGCTCCTAACGAGTTGCTCTCGCTGACACTTCCAGTTGCTGCATTGTCCGCAGCAGCAGTGCCGCCGTTTTGCCTAAGAGAAGCACGGCTGGCAGCCGTCGCATCTGTTGGTTTTGAGACAAACGACAGGACGCTCCACCCAGATGGAATAACTGCACTGCCGCTGTTGACCAACGAGACAGGAACGCCGGACTGTCCGCGACCCAAGATCAAGCCAAGCCGATCATTTGTTGAACTGCCATTGGAGAAATAAGATGTCCACCCAACAGTGCCCGTTCCACCGTCAGCCGTACTCATGATTGCAGAGCCGCTGTTAGATGATCGTGTCAACGCGATAAAAACCGTGCTATCCGCGCTGTGTAAAAACTTGAAGGTTCCGGTGTCGCCAATGGTAAGCGAGTCATTGCTGCCGTCGAACCGCAGCACCGCCTTCCCTCCTTGAACCGCAGGCTTCAGCAGCGGTCTGTTTGCGTTCGTCGCCTGCGTGGCGTGCCGAGCGTTGCCGCTCTTGTCCTCCCATCGGGCGACGCCACCATCCGCAGCAACAAGCGAACCGCCAGACGTAGCGTCGTAGAGAGTGCTGGCGTCAGACGCATCCAGCCAAAGCTGCAACCCACTAACGCTCGCAGGCCCGAACGGGCTCCACGTCGACAACGCCGCCCGCTCCCACGTATTCGCTGCCGTGGCGACGTACAGGTAATCACCGTCATACGCGATGCTGCCCGCCGTGCCGCTCGCCGTCGCGCTCGCTGGCACGCTCGACCATGTGAGGCCAGAGCCACCACCACCACCTGAGCCGGTGATGGTCACGGGGTACGTCTGGGCGGCGGTGTAGGTGCCGGTGGTGTAGGTCGCCGTGGGAACCGTGATCGTCGAACCCGCGTAGCCTCGCGTTGCGCCCTTTGTGAATCGCAAATCGTCAATGAGTCCGCTGTAGAAATACTCGCCAGACGACCCCGGCAAGAATCTGCATCCGATGAATGTGTTGAGCCCTGCATTGACTGACGTTGGCAGCGTGCCACTCGCGACAGACGTTCCGTTGACATACAGCCGCGAATTGCTGCCGCTGATCACGCCGACCACATGCTGCCACTGCCCGGCAGAAATGACTCCGCTGGCTGTCTCTAGGTATTGCGAACCAATCTGCAACACCATGACCGACCCAGATAGGTACAACTCGAAACCGTTTCCACTGCTGTCACGGTTGCCGAGGATAAACTTCAAACCCGAAACCGCAGCCGGCTTGATCCACATCTCGATGACATAGTCGCCGCTGACATTGAAGTCGCTGCTGTTGGGGATTTGCAGATAGTCACCATTGCCGTCAAACGCCAACGACGCCGACCCGAACTTCGCCTCCCCAGTCGCAGCCGCGTTGCCGGAAGCCGTTACCGTGCGACCAAAACTAGACGAGTCTGCGAGGGTGCCGTCGCCCTTGAGCAGCAGGACGGTGTTCGCCCAATACTCATCCCCGCTCGCCGGTATCGTCACGCTGCCCGAGAGCGAGCCAGAGCCACCACCACCACCGCTCCCGCCGAGCGTGATCGACTGGATCGTGTTCTGCGGCGTCTTCACGAACAGCTTGTTGTCCGCGTAATTGATGCACACCTCGTTGGTTTCGAGGTCCGTGGTGAGCGGCACGGCACCGGCGGTGTAGCTACGACGCAATTTGATTTTGTTGGGCATGTGTTACTGCCTACGAGTTAGGAAACGCTGCAGTCGGCACGGTAATAGTTGTTCCGGTGTACCCGCGAGCGGAACCTTTGGTGACACGAAGGTCGTCGATGTAACCGGCGAACAAGCTTGGCTCGGGCCACGACCCAATAGGAAGAGCGCCAATGTGAAAAGGAGTGGAAGCATTCAGAACAGGATACGAATTAGGCAGCGCGTTCTGATCGTGTGCCACTCTCGTTCCGTTTACATAAATATTCAACGCAGAGCCGACGCGAGAGACTGCAACGAAGTTCCACTCGTCGCCGCTTATCGCATTGCCATAGGCAGTAGACAAGCCGGCAGAGCTTCCATTGATGAATAAAGTCACCTGAAAGCCATTGAACTGCTGAGAATTGAGAAGGAGCACCCAGCCTGTTCCGTTGCTGTAGGATGTCTGCCCCATAACGCAACCCGAGAAGTCCGAGCCAGCCGACGGCGGTCGAATCCAACACTCCACAGCAAAATCACCAGAACCAAAATGAAAAGCCGAACTGTTTGGCGATTGGATGTAATCGCCTTGCGACAGGTACAGAGACTTTCCGCCCCACTTGCTCTGCGTGGCTGACTGCGTGGCAGAGCCATATGCCGTGTAGGTTTTTGGCGTCGGCGCGTTGTCGGTAAAGGACGTTCCATTGCCGTCGAAGTGAAGCAATGTAGAAACGCTTGAAAAAAGCGAGTCGCTGCCACCGCCGTCACCGCTCGGCACAGTGAGCGTAGCGGCGTTGCTGGTGACGCTGGCGGCATTGGCGGCAGAAACCACCGCCCGGTACTGGTCGCCGTTGTTCGTGGAGGTCAGGCCGGTCAGGGCCAGCGAGGCAGATGTTGCGCCGGAAATGTTGGCGAAGGGGTCTTGTTCGGAGGTGCTTGTGGCGGCGATGTTGGTGGCGTATGCCACTGCCACAAACGTACTATTACCATAGGCGACGCCGCTCCAAGATGCGCCCTGCGGCAGCGTTCGTTGCGTCCATGTAATGCCATCAGTGCTGGTGGCGGCGAAGCCATTTTCCGAAACGGCAACAAATGTATTGTCGCCGTAGGTAACATAACCATCACCAAAACCGGTCGGAAGAGTGCGCATAATCCATGTGATACCGTCGCTGCTTGTGGCGGCATAGTCGCCGCGTGCAGCTACGGCTACAAAAATACCGTTTCCATAAACGACAGACTTAAGACCTGCGTTGACCGGAACAGTTTGCAGAGTCCACGTTATTCCGTCGCCGCTGGTCGCAACAGTGTCCGTGCCCGTGACAAAATTCGAATATCCCGACACTGCCACAAACCCACCATTACCATAGGCGATGTCGTTCCAGAATGCGCTCTTCGGCAGCGTTCGTTGCGTCCATGTGATTCCATCCGTGCTTGTGGCGGCGATGTTGCTGTTGAATTTGACAGCCACAAAAGTGTTTGCGCCATAAGCAACCGAACTACACGCGGAAGGCAGCGTTCGTTGTGTCCATGTAATTCCATCTGTGCTGGTGAAAGCTACGGGATCGCTGGTGGCCCCTGTAACGGCTACAAAAATTCCGTTTCCATAGGTGATGTCACCCCACGCTTGGGACGTCCGGGTGCGTTGCGTCCATGTGATTCCGTCTGCACTGGTTGCATATATGCGATCAGTGTCGGAAGAGTGTGCTATAAAAAGTCCATTTCCGTAAGCGACAAAAGTCCATCCTGACGTTGCGGGCAGCGATCTCTGCGTCCACGTCGAGCCGATCGACGCAAGATCGCTCCGCTGCCACTGATAGCTCGGCGTGCCGCTGGGGCTGACCGTCGCCGCAGCCGTAAACGTCGCCGCCCCACTGCTCGCCGTCTGGTTGGCTGGCTGCGTTGTAATCGTGATCGTGTTCGCAGGCACCGTGAGCAGTGCGGAACTGCTGGTCACGTCCACAGCGTTCGTCGATGACACGACGACGCGGTAGCGGTCGCCGTCGTCAAGAGTGTTGAGCAAGCTCGACAAGGACAGAGTCGAAGACGTGGCACCAACGATGCTGAAAAACTCCCCGAACCCGCCGTCTTGTCGCTGCCATTGGTACGAAAGCGTCCCGCCAGGCGTCGAGGTGGCCGACACGCTGAACGTCGCCGCCCCATTGCTCGCCGTCTGTGCCGCAGGCTGCTGCGTGATTGTGATGGTGTTCTGGGGAATGAAGCCTTCAAACTCCCCACCGTCCACCGTTCCGTTCTCGTCCAGCCCGGCGCTCGCCGAGATCGTGAGCGTGCCATTGGCAGACGAGATCGACACGTTGCCGCCAGCCGCCAGCGTGACGCCGCCGGTCAAGTTGTTCAGGCTCGTAACGTAGTCGTGTCCGTGGTTCGCCGCAGCCGCCCCCAGCGTCGTGAGCGACGGCAGGAGGTGGACGTGGTCCGCACGGCTGGCGAGGTTGCTTGTGCCTGCCGCAGCCGTGCCGAGATTCGACGGCGTGGCGTCGGAAAGCGTGAGGTTAGAGCCGCCTCCGGTCGCACCGGCAGGGATGCCGAACGCCAGGGCGACGTTCGCACCGCCGTTGGTCGTCGTCGCCGTGACTGTGGCATCGGAGCCAGCGGAGAGCGTCGTGGCGGAAGCTGAGAACGTCGGCGTAATGCCGTTCTGCCCGTTTGTTCCGTTGCTGCCGTTGGCTCCGTTCTGCCCCGGCGTTCCAGCGGGAATCCCAAACGCCAGCGTCAGCGTCGACCCGTTCGTCACGCCGCTCACGGTCGCATTGCTGCCAGCGGCAAGTGTGGTCGTATTCCCTACGACCACATTCGTCGCCGGGCCGGCTGGGATGCCGATGTCCAGCTTCGCAGCGTAGATCGTGCCTGCGTCGTTCTTCACATACGCAGGTGTGCCAGCGGGCAGCGTCGTCGTGCTGTTGATCGTCAGCGTGCCGCTCACGACTGTGGCGTTGCCAGGCGAGATCGTGCCGAGCGAGACATTGACCGCACCGCCATTACCGACAGTCGCATTGACCGTCGAGCCGTTGGAGACGGCGACGTTAGCCGCCCCGGCGTTCGTGACGTTGACGGTGATGTTGCTCATGGTGCCTTTGCGATGAGGTCGCCAGAGACAACCGTGCGAGTCACGCCGGCAGGAGTCACCCAGCGCACAAAATGCCGGTACTTGAT